CCGGGGGTGTAGAGAAAGTTGTTGGCAGTATCGAGATCCAACGTACCGTCCGTAACAGTAGACGGCGTGCCTCGTTGCGAGCCAGACCAAGATTGATCAGAAGCCAGCACAGCATCACCAATCACTGTTTTGCCGTCTAACAGATTCATCTCTGTTTCGGACGCAGTGACAGCGGTCGATCCAGAAAGACCGCTGAACTGGGTCTGAAGCACGGTCTTGATCATGTTGATGTGACCGGGATTGCTCCCAGGCGCATTCGTCGGACCACCGCCCTCTTTGATGTTGTCAGCGTCTGCCGGATAAGACGGATTAAGTTGGCTAATGTACGAAGCCGATTCAACAGTCATGGCTAGTTACCAGATGTGAGTGTTACTGTGATTTCAAGCGTGTCGCCAGAGATGACGCTGCGCGTAGAACCAAAATCAACAACGCCATACAACGTGCCAGAGGTTCCAGACTTTGTGTCGTCAGTAACCATAAAGGCACCGGCAATCGTCGCTGTGTCATTGATTGAAAACGTTGCCTTGTTTGAGCTGTTGTCAACCGAGCTCGGATCAGCAGTTGTTGCTGTACCCAAAGTTAACGTCTGTCGTACCGATTCCGTGTAGTCAGCGTTTTCCACCCAGCTTGAGTGTGACGCCATCGTATCGGCTGCCACTGCTGTTCCGGCTTCTTTGATTCCGACGTACCAGGCAGCGGTGTATGCGCTTCCCTTGAGGTACTTGGTTAAAAGATCTTGCAGACCAACATTGACGATAAGGTTATCTGCAACTTCTCGCCATTTTGTCTGCCCATTGACGCCCTTGCAAACAAATTCCCACTTGTTCTTGAGGCGAAGTTTCAGTTCCTTACTTTCGTTCATTGATAAGCCTCCATGAGCTTTAATAGAACTATTGAGTTGAATCAATTTGGATAATCCACTTTCGTCCAGGTTGTGGACGTGTCGCTCACTTCGTTCCACAAAAAACTATCGGTCATAGTCAGACCGGCAGTCGTTGCCAAACTAATTGAGTTCAGATAAAACTCTCCAGGGTAAATGCTGTGAGTTGACGCGAGCGTAATACTCTCTGGATAGTTAACATTGTTTACAGCAGCCGCTGTAGCAGCGAGCGTGATCGAATTAGCTAACGTTGCATCATCTGACTGCGTGTAACCCGCAGTTGCTGCCAAACTAATACTGTCGGAGAAAACGAAGCCACCCACACTTGCTTGTGTGAGGGCTGCAGCCATCGATACCGATTCCGGCATCGTGTGGTTATTGGCAAGCGCATCAGTAACGCTCGCAGCAAAAGAAATCGTTTCTGACTTAACAACCCGGTTTGTGGAGCTGCCGTCTAACGTGGCAGCAATACTGATCGAATTACTTAGTGCTGCTGTATTCCAATTGGTTGCAATGCCGCTCCAGGGCAGCGGTGATGCTTGTGACCATTTCACGGCTTGAGACTGAGATTCCTGATCTGCAAAGCTGAACCGCTGTGCCGATCACGAGCATCTTGAGATTCCAGGTTGCGAACCGCTTTGTCGAACAATGCACCCCAGACAGCCAGGCGTTCATCATTCATTAAAAAAGGTTCAGCCGCCATTAGTGCGCCGTAAAGATAGATGTCAGGGTTCTGCGTCAGCATGGTGGTCGTCGCAGTCGTACCCGATAACGGCGACACAGCGCGGTAATAGTCGATGTCGAGTTCGAGCACTGAATCCGGTGATGGCCCGAGTCGAATGTCGTTCGCGACAATGGTGTACGCGGTTGGTGTGCCGGTATAGGAACCTGCCCATACCGAATCCATATTTTGCGGCGACAAGTATTGAAGAACCCGAATCGGATCTTGATTTATTCGGAGCGCACGCATCTGCCGGTAGTCCGTTGGAAGTGCGTAATTACGCTGGCCTTTGACCGTGCTCGCGGTGTAACGCCCTTCCATCAGTCGAATCCGAAGCATACGATTCATTTGCGCTTCGGCCAACGTAATGAATTCTGGAATGCGATCGGAAAGGTCAGATCGGTCGAGCCAATTACTGACAGCGTCCTGCAGCTCCGTGTAAGTGCTGATCGCCATAGATCTGCTCCTACTGGGTCAGTTGCGAAATATAAAGATTGCCGGCCGTTGTGACTTTGATCGCTGCAATTTTCTCGCCAGGTGTGACCTTCACAAAGTAAGGCCAGTCTTTGACGATGTACATGCCGTTCGTTGCGGTCGCAGTTGGCGCAGCCTCGACCGAGATATAGCAATTTTGGTCAGCGACAACTTCGACCATAAAGCATTGAGCGGCAACAGCAGCAGAAGCAACACTGGCGTCAAACGCTACGACCTCATTGACTCCGCTTGGACGAAAATACATAGATTGATTCATCTGTGATACCTACAGTTGGGTTGGTGCAACTTGGAAAAACTTGTTGTCTGGATCGTTCAGATACTTCGCAAGCAATTTTTTATTGCGATCGATCTCTCCATTGGTCTCTCGCATCCATAGTTCGTACACAGTCACCGGAATCCGATGTGTGTGATGAAAAAATTCGTGACGCTTGCCTGGCATGTTCTTTTTGCCAAACGCGTTGAACTTACGTTTGTTGTCTTCGAGGATCGGACCTACGTCTTGAACAGTATCGATCGTGATGCTGCCATCCGGTTCCTCGATGAAGTGATTCGTTCGACAACCGAATTGGTCGAGCAGCCATGTCTTAGCCATTAGAAAAACCTCTCTTCGTCAACACGCGCACCCGGATTTCTCCAGTCGCGCCGCACTTTCCGCTCACGATCAGATTTATCGATCAGCTTCTCGATTCGTTTAGCAGCCTTTTCTAAAGACATTCCCTTTTTAGGCGCTGGTTTCTTTTTCGCCATTCGGTTCTCCAAAAGAAAAGGGCGCCCGAAGGCGCCCTCTCTGTACTAATTAAAACTACGTTTAAGTGATGTCAGCAACCACACCCGAAGATGCTTCGTTCTTGGCACGAAGTCCGTACTCAACGAGGACTTGCCGTTTGGCGCTATCGCCAGTACGACTCAGCTCGTGGACTCTCCAAGGACGCAGGTAAGCAACATCCCAGTACTCATAGTCGATTAAGAATACATCGCGACCAGCAGATGCAGATGAACGGCCGGTGCCGTCATATCCAATCCACAGGTCAGGCTTAATCGTGTACGAACCGAAATCGCCCGTGTAGACATCGATAGCTGCCACCATCGAGGCTTGTGAGTCCCGATCAGCAGTTATATACGCCTGGGCCACTGGATAACCAGCAGATGAGCTTGTAGCGAAAGTAGAGATGGTTTGCTTCTGTGACGTACCGCAAAGAATGGAGTCAGGATGACCACCATTTTCAAAGCACGACAGTGCAACCGCCTGGATCATCGCTTCGGTTAGCGTGCGCTGAGTACCATCAGTCGCAGCAGTACCAGCAGCGTTATCCGCGCCACCAGTACCGAGGTCGGTGTTGGAGGTTAGCCAAGTACGCAGACCAGCCGTTGCACGAGCTGCGGCAGTGTCGCCACCACCAGAGCCCTTACCAGCCGATTTTCCGGTGTTACCCAGAAGCATGGATTCCATTTGTCTCTTCATTTCCTTGGATGCTTTCGCGAGCTGGTAGGCCAAGGCAGTTTTTCTGCCGGCCCAATCTACTGCGTCAGCGGTCCCAGAACTGAACGTGACTTTCGTGGAAATTTGCGTGTAGTTGGTTAAGAGCGTTGGCTCTACAGGAGCGTTAGCGGCGGCATCATTGCCTTCCACAACGCGGTTTCCGCTGGTACCGCCAGCGGGAGCGGTTAGGGTGTCCAAATTGTTATCGCAGAAGTTTTTTATCTTCTACTTCTGCATGTTTCCATGCAGTTCAGCATATCTCATCATCCCGAAGGATGCTCCGCGCTCGTGGGCTTTTACCGTCCGTTCTGGACTCCTTAGCCTATGCGTTGAACCTTACTGTCATTCCTGACAGTCTTGGCTGCAGATTCCCTTGTCTTTTGATTTAGGGTTCCCGCAGTTCACGGAGTTTTTACAGACCAATCACTCAGTCTGCCATTGAAACAGGGTATTAGACACGCTGGATTTGCCGATTCCACTAATGAACGGCGTTTCCATTGGACTACAGTATGTTCAAATGAAGTCGTTAATTTCATTCCGCCTTACGGCTGCTGTACGTTACCGCACAGTTCGGACTATATCTTCACCCTTACGGGGCTGGGCGCTTCGAGGCCACTTGGCCTCTACTCCTTGCGGATAGTCTCTACACCTTTCCTTTCGGACTTGGCACGGTATTTTCCACTTGGGATGTTCACCGTTTTCACCCAGTTTGCTTTTGCCGATTACTCGGCAATGACACCTAGTCGATGTTTGAAATCAAATCACTTAGATCTTCCCTGATCCCTATAGCGGCCAGATCACCATCACTGACGTTGTAAGTCAGTCTAGTGTTTGCTGGTGCAGCCATTGTTAAAGTCTCCCTCTATATTAGAGAAAAGCCTCGAACGCATCGGCAGCTTCTTTCAAGCCACCACCGCGCTTGAGACGATTGATTGAATCTGCACGCTGCTTTTTCGTAATGTCTTCTTTGTTTACTCCCCGTCCTGGGCGAGCAACCTTCGGCTTGCCTTTGACTTTCTTCGACTTCACATCAGCCGATTTCAATTGGTCATAGAGCATTGCCTTTTGAAGAATCAGAAAACTCCGATGGTCAACAAGCTGATTTATTTCTTCTTTCGCCCAGCCTTGCGACTCTGCGTAAACCGCTAACTGTTGCGCGATGTCACGTTGCTTTTTTGGATCAGACCATTCCGGCATCTTTTCCAATAGAGCTTCATTCTCACGTTTCAGTTCGGCCGCGAATGCCGCATTCTGGTCGCGCTCAAAATTGTCCTGCAATTGCTTTTGCTGCGCTTGCGCGGTTGCAATTTTTTGCTGATGTTCTTGAAGTTCCTGTCGCTTGACTGCCCACTCCATAGGGTCATCAGAACGGAGCTCGTCCCAATTGATATTCTGGAACTGATCCATCTGACCTACAGAGGCTTGGAGCATCTGCTCAAGAGCAGAGTGCATTTGTTGTCGCTCGGCTTGAATTGCATCGCGCTGCTGCATCACTTCTGACGCTTCAGTTTCAAACGCTTTGCGCTGTTCAGCGAGCTGTTGACTTTTCTTCGTGAAAGAAGATGTTCTGCTGTAACCGTTCACGAGCTCTTCGAAGGTGACCTCTACTTCTTCGCCGTCTACCTTGACTGCGAATAACTCAGGTTCTTCTTCCGTCTCTTCTTCGGTTTCAGCTTCTTCCTCGGTTTCCTCTTCGGCTGTCGCCTCTAATTCTTCCGTGGCTTCCTCTTCCGCAGATTCGTCTCGATCATCGTCGGTGGACTCTTCAGCTTCAGTAGGGGCGGCTTCTTCTTCTTCTGGAGTTTCCTCTGGGGGGTCCATAAGATTTAGAAATCCTTGGGTTGCATCCGCGAGATCATTTTCATCCGAGGATGCGAGCGGTCCTGGGACCGGTACATCTCTAGCGCCGGGTGTGACTCCGGCGGGTGCAGGTTGCGTGTCCGCCATGTGTAACTCCTGTTAACTTAGCTAGATAATGGGACCAGTTTTCTTCGCCAATTCGTCCAGACGACCGGTGGTCACTATGGACTCGATATGTCGTTTGACCTGGTAAAGAAGCTGGAGTGCGAGCCAGCAAGACTCCCTGGCATCGGCTTCGTTGGAGCTGCTGTTTTGCCAGCGGCTCTTTAGTTCGTTTTCGAGGGTATCGAACGCTTCAATAAATAGATCATGTTCGAGCACCTCTTTGGCGCGTTCAGCGCGTAGATCGTTTTCTTCCACTATTTCTTTTTCTTTTTGGGCGGCCGACCACGTTTCTTTCCGTATGTTCCTGGTCCTGATGGCATTACGTTCTCCCTATCGCGACTGCGCGTTTCTGTTCACGTTCGAGTACGAGCTCTTCTGCGCGAAGCGCAGCATCTACGTCAGCCTCTTGAGTTTTCTGTGCGAGCTGCTGACGCTTGAGCTCCAGTTCGCCGGCCTTGATTTCAAGCTCGGCGGTTTTAACCTGCATCTCCTGTTGCTGGAGTTGCATCTCTGGATCTGGGCCTTGTGGCTGCGGCGGCGGAATCATCGATGGGTCAGTAACAAAATCGCCGACGTTCATAAAGCCCTGCGCTTTAATTAGTTGCGCAATGATGTTGTAAATGTTTTGGACATTGAAAATCGGCAGTCCGCCGGCAATCGCCTGGGTGCCGTACTGAAGCAGG